TTTTCGCTTGTGGAAGTGTTGATCACTTCCTCTTGTGTAGGCGGTATTTTTTTACCACCATGTTGTCTCTTTACCATCTTCCGATTTCACAGACTTTCATGCCCATAGGTATGGACAGACTCTCTTCTGACTGGAGAGCTCTTTGCGAACGTATGTTAGAAGTGGGTGATATGGGCTTTGACGCCGATTTCACCAACTTCGACAGAACTTTGCAAATGTCTTTAGTTAGAGGAGCTGTTGACATCTTGCTGACACCCATTGAACATGAATTGACCCCTTTAGAGCGAGAAACTTTGATTACATTTTTGGCCAATCCTACTTTTATTCACAGAAACGCAGTTTTTAGAACTTATGGCGGCAATGCATCAGGCTGTTTATTAACGATGGTCATAAACTGCCTAGTGAACGAGGTGTTGCACAGAGCTGCTTGGATGCACATTATGACAGAGCGTGCTCCTCATTTGGCTTCAATAGCTAGCTACAACAAATTCACAAGGCACGTTCGTGGCGGCGATGATACAGCTACGACAGTCTCTTTGCAAGTTAGAGAACTCTACAATGGAATTACAGTGTCTCAGTACCTTGTGAGCAGAGGTATGAAAGTCACTAGCGTGGACAAAACTGACAATATCGTTCCATACAAACCGTTTCGAGACTTGGTTTTTCTTAAAAACCAAACGACGGTTGGCCCGATATCGAATTTTGACCCGCTTCCGGATTGGCGCTCAATTATTGAGATAGCGTATTGGGTCCGTATAAATAAGAACAACCCTAGTATGCTACTCGCGACACAGGAAAATGCTAATGTCACACTTCGCTCTGTCTTTTTCTGGGGCAGAGAGAAGTTCGAATACGTCAGAAACACGTTCCTTCAGAGAGAACCTCAGCTTGAATTGTTTAGATTTGAAGAACTATTAACGATTTATAGCCACCACGGTTACTTTGTCGGAAGTCACCCGGACTACGCCACAAAACATGATTATGGAATTGCGCGAATTCCTAGCATACGTAATAGAGAAAACGGTGCGGAAC